GGACGGATTGTCTACAATTTCTATAACTTTTCGGATATCACTATTTAACCCAGTAATTTGATCCTGCAGAGTTTTCCCGTACGCAGCATCCAGCGGAAACTTCCCTGGTGTTTCACATAATCCATTGTTCACCAATTGTCCCATATGCAGGACGTATTTCAGGCCGGCTTTCAAGTTCGCAAATAACTGGTATATACTCGTACCCTTAATGAAAGAAGACATAAAATCTGTAAAAGATTCTATGCCCTCTACTTCGCCTGTGTCGTTAAAATCAGGAGTTATTATTTTCCCTATCTCTTTATCCAATACTTCTTTGGTAATCTGCGATGCCGGATTGATTGATGCTGTGATTTTTGCTTCTCCTACAATTACATGTATTTTCATCTGTACAACCTTCGATCTGCCATTTTCTGGTGGCATTATATAATTTGGATCATCAGACAAATCAACATATGCATATAATATATCTCCAAGATCAGGATCCGTTGCATAAAGCCCTATCTCTGTCATGACAAATCCGCTTTCTATCCCTGCATTTGTAAGCTGCATTACCACATATCCATCCATGGTTTCATTATCATATCCAAAATCAGCGATCATTCCGTCCATCTTATAAGATACGATATCTGCTATTTTTACAGGATCTTCACCTTCAGGAAGGACACCAGTCCCTACTTTAACACTGGAAAATTCCAAAATACCAGCTCCCATAGTCAGTTTAGTTATTAACTGCAATCCTTTCGACGTGATAAAAACGTCTTTTTTATCTGCCATCTAATTATGCCTCCTTTAGAAAATTTCTTCAACTACCAGCAAATCTATGTTGGTGTTGGCATATAATTCAACATATTTATCATATTCCTGTCTGTGCACTACTGAAAATGTGGTATGAGACTGTTTGATATCCTGTATCAGCTTTTCAACATTATCATAATCCAATATACTGTTTGTCCCGATCTCCCGAACGCATACCTGAAAAACATTTGAATGTTCTGGAACATATCCAAACATTCCCGGATCGTTTGCATCGGCGACTTCTACTATTGTTCCTATCTGATTTTGAATGATTTGCTCCATACGATACGGTATCATAGTAGGTCTATAATCCCTTTTCTGATAAATCCTTTTACGCCGCTCATCATATGGCAGATTCTCACGCACTGGCAATCCCCATTTAATTTCATGATACATCAACCCCCATGTGGCAGTTTCCGGAAAGAACTGTGATGGCAGGTCCTCGACCATTTCTAACGCCTTGTCGTATTCAATCCCCATTACCTGGTATATCCACTTGCCGACATACGACTCGTCGTAAAATCCATCCGACACATAGCTGAGCATCTTTTTTGCACTGTTGCTTGTCGGGAAATTCTCCAAATCGAATTTTTCCTTTTCCATCTGACCGCCCCCTTAACTAAAATCAAGGGTACCTGTCTCCGGGTACTCTTCACTTGCCAGGTTGATATTTTCCTCCGCACCGTTCATCAGGAATTTTCCATAGTCCGTCACACCGGCAATACCTTTGATAACAGGCCGCACATCATTGTATCGTAATATGCCCTGGTGCTTTGCAGAAACAAAAACCGCCTTGACCGCCGCCGCAAACTCTTTCTTGATCTGCTCGATGCTGGTTATCTCTTCATACAGCAATCCGGTAATCTTGAAATTTACCTTTACTGTTGTTGCCGGCCCGCATATCAGCTTAGCGCAGGCAGTAGGCAGAAGTCTTTTTCTCCTGTCTTCCGGAGATACAATGTGGCTGTAAACCGCCTGCACCAATTCCTCATTGGCAGGTTGGCCGTTTCCGTCTATCAGCACCAGCTTTACCGTTCCAGGCCCCTCCGCTGCCGGAATCACGATGCAGTCACCCGCCCCTGCCTCTTTCGCCCAACGGATATAATCGCTGTCGTTTCCCAGGTAGGTAAGGCTGTTGTCGTACTCTGCCGCAATTCTGTCGTAGAAATCATCGTTGCTCTCCCTTTCGGTTCCGCCTCTGATCGGTTCCGGATTGACTATCTCCGTCACGTTTTTATCCGGCTTTGCCATGAGGACTACCGTATTCGCTGGTACATTTGAACCGGTACCGCTTTCCACTGCCGATACGGGAATCAGGATTGTTCCGTCCTCCCCAATCTTAAAATCTTCTTGGGAAATAAATTCTATAGACGGCCCTGTTTCAGTTTCAGGGGTGCAGAAAATCGTTTCTGCCGCAATTACCGCCCCCACTTTTCCGGTCACTTTTACCTTTCCAGATGCGCTCTCTGGCTGATGCCTTTCCAGATGCACCTGCTGCCCGTGAAGATCGAGCCATTCATCCCATGCGTACTGAGGAAAAGCAATCATCAACGCCCTAACCATGTGGTAATTGATGAACTCGTCTTTTTCCAATGCTGCAGGCATGGTAAAATCAAACGGAAACCCGCCCGGCATATCATCTATATCTGCAGGCAGATTGTTCATCATCCGCTGATGTATTTCCTCGGCGCTGTTATTCTCAATAAATTCTGGTCTTATAAATTCCGGCTGCATCCTTTCTCACCTCCTTAAATCGTAATCGTGATTTCTTCATCCCAGCCTATGCCCTTTACCTTGAATCGACAGTGCATATTGTCTCCGTCCCAGGAAAAAACAAAATCCCGAACCTCTTCCGTTCGGGGATTTACCATAATTGCATCTGTGATTGTCCTCTGCACCATAGATTCAACCGTTTTTTCATCATCATTATCTAAGGCATGTTCCATTTCTGTACCGATGGAATCCGGGTATGCAAGACAGCGATACCTCTCCGTCTGTGCAATCTTGAAACACCATATTGCGTATGCCTCCCTGCCATCACACTCTACCATCCGGTTCGCACCGTCTCTTACAAAATCACCCGCTGCCGGGTCCCATCTGACACTGCGCTTATACTGCGTGTCATACCCCATATCTTCGGGGATAAACTCCGGTACTTCCACTACCGGAAATAGCGGTTGTGACATTTCACCTCGCCTCCTTATGATTTTTCAATAATATCCACGACTACCGCCTCGCTCTGCACCCAGGCCACCAGAACACGATCCCCAGCCTTTAGTTTTGGCATAGGCACATCATGGCTGTGCGGCGGAACCCCGGAGGGGCTGCTGTGTATATGCTTATTCTCCTGCAGATGCCCAGTCCAGCTGGATTCTGATGTAGCCAGGGTATATCCATTGACCGACCTGCAGACTGAGTAATCGCCTTTTGGTATCGGAACCGGAAAAGTATTCGTTACTAGGCTGTAATTTGCTTGTATCTCTCCAAAATCCAATATCAAAGGGGATTTATTTTCTTTTTTCATCCTCTGGCTCAAAACCGCCGCCAGTTTGCTTGTGCCGGGATGTCCGTCAAATCCTTCCATCTTTGCCACCTCTAATCAAATGTTCCATCGTCTACCCATCCGTACACATTGCTGGCACTGTCCGTATGGATTAGATGCCACGGATGCGCTTTTCCGGAACCGTTCTTAATCGTGATTTTCGCCTTTCCGGCTCTCGCATTGTACCCTTTTGCCCCCGGATAGCTGCTGACATAATGGGTACCGCCGTGGAAATTCACAATATCGCCTACGTTATATTCCTTTTTGGCGTCACCGCCGCTCTTACTACTGCTTTTCTTTTCCGGCTCCGCATACTCCAGCTCCATCGTCATGCTGTAGACATCCGCATCATGCTGGATGCCTTTCACATAATAGTAATCCGACACAAACTCGCTCATGATGTAGACAAGATCACCCTTGCGGATAAAAGGAACATCCGGACTCTGCACCGTCATTTCCTTTTCAATCTTGCCCTCTCCGTCAAGTATCTCCTGCGCCGCCGACTTTGCATCGGCCAGCGTCTCGTCTGATCCCCTGGTGTAGATTCTCTGCCGTATTCCGTATTTCGTCTCACCGTTCAGTGTGGCGTCCACGCTGCGTTTACCATCATCATCTGCCTGCCCTACCACCTTTACCCTAGTGATAAGGTCCGCCGTGCTGATTGTCTGGCTGAAGGATTTGGTGTTATCCACATTGAAAACATACACCGTTTTATTGCTGCCCCTGGGAATCACACTGGTATAACCCTTTGCTGCCCTCACGATGCACTTTTCCTCGCCTTTTTTGACTGCATCATCCAGCAGCTCCAGTATAATATCTGACAGATACTTGTTGTTATGCACTGTTTTTCCGTGGGAGGCGTTAGGTCCTTTATATTCTCCCTGCGGAATCTCCCAATCGTCAAAAATGCCCTGGAGCGCCGACTTTGTACCTGTGCCAGATGTGTAATATCTGTTATCCTGGCTTTTCTGCAGTTTATACAGTTCGTCATAGCAGGTGCATTTCAGATTGTTCCCGCTGTTCGTTTCCACAGGATTCCATGTTTCCACGTATCCCCTTGCCACTTCCTCATTCAGAGAACCTCCGTCAGATGCAAAGATACCCACCAAGCATCCCGGTTTGATGATGCTTGACAGGTACCCTTTTGATGTCTTGTCGTTCCTCGAAGTAAAGGAAGAGCGTACCGAGATTTCGCTGTCGTTTTCTTCCCACCCCAGGTTTTGGATATAATCCTGGATATTGTACTGCTTACCACTTTCATCCATCACCACGACACGGTATTTGATTCTTGATAAATCAATCACTGCCACCTCCTATCCCGGTATTGTCAGAACTTCTCCGGGCCATATCCAGTGACCGTGATCAGAACTCGACTTACCGTGTTTTTTTGCCTCTGCCTCTATGGTTCCGGCATTGGCATCATAGATTTGCGTCCATTTACTGCCGCTGCCTAACTTCTTTGAGGCTATCCCCCACAGCGTATCCCCACTCACAACCGT